CTTGCTATTGGCGTAGACGCCTCTGAACATAGTCGCCAGAATACTGTTACTACGCAATCGTTTGTTACAGGCATCGGTACAAAGGTTATCGGTGGGTCTACCTACATCAAGGATGGCGTTGTTAAGAGCGCTGCCACTGGTGCAGGGTCACGTTCGGTCGAACGATCTCGTAGTAATACAGTTACCTTTGGCACAGTTGCTTCTACTACGCGGACCTTTATCCGAGATCGTCGCGTTACGGTTGTTATGGGCACAGGCATTATTGGCGTTGACATCTCGATCCATAGTCGGAGTAACACGGTAACAGCAAGAACCCTCTCCACTGGCACCAGTTTCTTCCATTCACACATTCCAGTCAGAGAAAAGATATCTGGAGTCATTACTGAAAAGGAACTCGGCGGTTCAGGCATTTCCAGAGTGGGTGGTGGTACGATTACTAGAACAGGCACAGGCGCCACTATTGTCAGAGAAAAGGCAGGTGCAGTAATTCAGAGAGAGGAGTGGTAGGTGGAGAAGACAACCAGTATCGATGCTGTCCGTGGCAAGATGAATGTCTATGACATTGACGCCTCTGTTGCGATTGGTGCTTCGGATACCATCTCCTTTCGAGCGTTTCACGAAAAGGGAGGAACTGCGGTCATCTCCAAAGCACGCATAGACATGAACATCACAGATGCCGCTAATGGCAAGTTTCAGGTTTCGTTGGATCCTGTAGACACTGAAGGGTTAACTGTAGCAACTATTTTTGGAGAGCAGAGGAATACGCGTGCTCTCTACTACGAGGCAACTCTTGACCAAGGAGGTGGGCCGCAAATCGTCACTTCAGGAGTGATGTACTTGGTAGATTGAACTTGCACACCGAAAGGAGAACACGTATCATGGCGTTTGATCTCTATGCTCTCGAAACGACCACAGATGTTGGCGACGGGAGCACCGAAAGTGACGAGGACACTGTCACTGAGTCCCAGGAGGACGACCAGCAACTAGATCAACAGAGCACGGTTCCCAGATCGGAACTCGCTAAGGTAAACGCTGAGGCGAAGAAATATCGTCTGGAGCGTAATGAGTTGCGCAAACGAGTAGAGGAATTGGAAGGACTTTCCAAAACCGAACTCGAAAGGGAGAGGGAACGTGCCGCTACAGCAGAGCAGAACTTGCAGGATCTCCAAGCGAGGCATCTTATTGCCCGCGCAGCAAATCTTGCTCTTGATGCCGGCGTCAGTCGTGACGCAGCGCGCGACGCCGCAGTTTTGCTCGACTGGGAGGTCATCGAGGATCCAGACGACGATGACCAGATCGTTGCTGCGTTTCAGGAGCTCGTCAAGGATAAACCGTACCTTGCCGGGCGTCGGGGTTCTGCCGATGGTGGCGCAGGGTCACGTGACAGTGCTGAGCCACAAGACATGAACGCGATGATTCGGCGAGCCGCAGGCAGATAAGCATAGGAGATAGAGGATGCCATACAACAGCTTGACATCTCGCTCCGACGTTCAGGCACTTGTGCCGGAAGACGTTTCGAGCGAGATCATCCAGGCGGTTCAGACGGAGTCAGCGGCACTCGCGTTGTTTCGCCGTGTGACTATGTCTTCGAATCAGCAGCGAATGCCAGTTCTCGCTGCTCTCCCTTCTGCCTACTGGGTCTCTGGCGATACTGGTGTCAAGCAGACGACAGAGATGCAGTGGGCAAACAAGTTCCTCTTCGCAGAGGAAATCGCTGCAATCGTGCCAATTCCGGAAGCAGTTCTGGATGACACGAGTTTTGACATCTGGGGCGAGATTCGTCCTCGTCTCGCAGAGGCAATCGGGCGTACGCTCGACGCCGCTGTCTTCTTCGGTGTCAACAAGCCTACCTCGTGGCCGGCGGACGTCGCTGCAATGTGCGTTGCTGCTGGCAACACTGTCACGCGAGGCACGGCGACTGCTGCTGCCGGAGGCATCGCTCAAGACGTCAACACGGCAATGGGTCTCGTGGAGAGCGACGGATTCGCTCCAAGCGGGTTCTATACGCGCACGACCTACAAGGCAACGCTGCGTGCTGGCCGCGACACGACCGGTCAGAAGTTGCTGGATATGTCTTCCAACTCCATCGAAGGTCTCCCTGTCTCTTATGGGATGCCAGGCCTGTGGCCGACTGGGTCGGGTTCTGCTGAACTCTTTGTTGGCGACTTTGCCAATGCAATTCTCGCTGTTCGTCAGGATCTGACGTACAAGGTTCTGACAGAAGCAGTCATCACTGACAACTCCGGAGTGATTCAATACAACCTGCCACAGCAGGACATGGTCGCACTCCGTGTTGTTGCTCGTTACGCCTACCAGATCCCAAATCCGGTGAACTACGAGAACCTCACAGAGGCAACTCGCTCGCCGTTCGCCGTCCTGCGGGCACCGTAGTAGGAAGGAGAACAACAGATGGCAATTGTTCAGATCATGGTCGCCAACCCAAACGCTGCCAACACCGTGGTCAACACCAAGACGGCCATTGCAGGTACGGTCACGCAGTTGGGTCTGGACGACACCACTACAGACGCAGAGCAGTTCCTCGCTGCAGGTTGCGCTCTCGTTTCTGTTTCTGCGCTTGCGTCTCTGAGCGCACGTGAGAACTCCGTGTTCATCCTCTACCGTGATATGCACCGACCGTGACATCTGACGAGCAGAAAGCGCTGGAGCATATTCAGCAGGAAAAGCGTCGAGCGATGTTCCAGCGCTCTCTGCAAGCAAAACTCCGGGCGCCTGCCGAGCCTTGTGCTACGACCAAGAAGAATTGGGCGCCTCTTACTCAGAGTGGATACATAAGGGGGCAACGTGCCTGATAGTGGAATTGCGAGTGGGTCCCCAGAAAAGGATTTCGATTCGGATCCTGAGTATGGGCAGACCCAGGTTCAAGAGTTTTTCGACAAGGTTGAGGCGCTTGGATATCTTCCTTTGAACGTTGCTTTGGGTGATGTAGAGATTCCGGATGAGGATACTCCGAATCCTGCGTCCATTCCGGGAATCGTAGCGGCAACAGAAGCAGCGGCAGCGGAAGAGGCGGCACCTGCGCCGAAAGCGGAGAAGGCAAGTGCAAAGAAAGAAGAGTAGCGGTAAGAAAGGGTACTAATGGCGAAGAATTGGATCGCGGGTGCGATCAAGCGCCCGGGTGCATTCTCTGCTAAGGCAAAAGCAGCAGGCATGTCTACTGCTGCGTTTGCGCAGAAGCACAAAGGTAAGAGCGGGCGTCTTGGAGCACAAGCACGCCTAGCGATTACTTTGTCTAAGATGCGGAAAAAGAAGAAAGGAAAGTAGATGGGAATCCACGCGACGAAGTTGGAGCAGGATCGTGACTGGTATACGATTACGTATCCTGCAGATGAAGTGCAGGGAGACAGCATCAATGCTGTTTTCGAGAACGAAGGGGATGCCAGCGTCTACGCCGGAATCAATGACGGCGAGTTTCTTGTCTCTCTTCCCACTGGGACCAGCGTGACCGATAACGTAACCATCACCGGGTCGGAAGGTGGCGAGGTAACTGGAGAGGTGACTTTCGAGTGAGTTCACTTCCAATCCGCATCAAGGCAGGAAAAGTCAAGAGATGACAGAAGCAGAAGTCAGGGCACGGATCGTTTCATTCGGTCAGGCGGAAGTAGATCCTGTTCTGGTTTCCGCTGAAATTGACATGCTAGTAGACATGGCAAAGAGAGTTGATCGCTATGGCATCTGGCCTACTGACGTATCATGGACAGAAACATATGACGCATGGTACGCAGTGGCGCAGGCATGGTTGCTGAAGGCGGGACGTCTTTCAGGGGCCTACTTGTATATGTCTGGTGGAAAGATGCTCTCTCGTAACCAGATGTATGACCACTGCATGAAACTCTACAACAGGTATGCTGCCAAAGCGAACATGACCGCTGTCCGTCTTGTTCCTGACTATAGTTGGCATGTTGTAACACAGGTGCCGCTTGCCTCTTCTTCCGACTGAACTCGAGTCACTGCGAAGTGATTTGGAGGTTTGGTATGAGGACCTCTGCGACATTCTCAGAGACACCAAAGCGGATGACGACTACGGTGGACGTGTGGATGCGTTTACGGCGGTATACACCGATATTCCTTGCTACATCGTACCTGGCATGTCTGTTGGCCATCGTACTGTGGAGGATCTGGTAGGATTGTTGAGACAACAGATGCTCTACACGGTTTCACTTCCTGCAGGGGAAACAGATGTAAAGGTGGATGACCACCTGAAGATTACTACACAGAACAATCTGATGCTGCGTGTGCAGGTAGTGATGAACCCAGAGTCGCTCAACATAGAGGACCAAGTCATCGCCAACCTGCTTGTCTAAAGGAGAGTTATGGCTGGATGGAATGCGCACCAGCAAAAGATCGCAGATAGGATTCTCTCTGACTGCCACTGGCTAATTGGTCATGAGAGAGTGGAGTGGTATACAGAGCAGCGTCCGTATCAAAGGCCTCCGCGTAGACCCACCTCTGGGTTTGGAGGCGACTGTACGGGCACAATCAAACTAGTCGTGTGCGACTGGAATGTCGTGCCGCCGTTTGATGGTACGCCTTCTGGGTACGGCAATACCCAAACCTTCTACCACATGCCAAGAGGTTATCGTCTTCCTCTCGATCCAAAGAGATGGCAACCACTTGACATTCTTCTTTACAAGCATCACTGGGGGCCTTTCATCGGAGGTCCTGGTGAGCATGCCACAATGCTTATGGAGAAGAGGAATGGTGTTTGGTACTGTTTCTCGATGGGTAGCAGTAGCGGGCCTACTTTCGATAACTACAACTATCGGAGCGATCTCATTACAGCGAGAAGGTTCCCGATTCCTCTGAAGTAATGGCAAAAGGCATTGAGATAGAGTACATCGTGGTGATGAATCGGATCCCTGAACTCATTGCGCACGTAGAAGCAGTGTCGCGTGCGCAACCTAAGAAGTTTGCAGATAAGGTACTCTCTACTTCTCAGGGCACAGTGCCAGTTGATACCGGCGAGTTGAAAGGGTCTGGGTACTCTTCATCCATTGCTGGTGGCAAGGAAGCAGAAGTTGGTTACACAGCAGAGTACGCCGGATACGTTGAGTATGGTACCTACAAGATGGCAGCACAACCTTACCTAGGACCAGCATTCGCTGCTCATGCGCCAGAGTTCATCCATGAAATGGGTGAGGGGTGCTTTGGAGCATTCTGATGGCAGGCGTTAGCGAACTCATGGAAGCAGGTGCCTGGATCAGAAAGCAGATCGAGGATAACACGACCCTGCAGGCATACATGGAGATGGTTCCAGATGATGTGCCGCTGCCTGCTGTTCGCTACTCTGCGCAGTTCCCACATGACGTGAGAGGGGTTGGTGCCTTTCCAAGAATCCTGACAAAGATCGACTGGTTGGTGGTCGTGATAAACAGAGGCATGGGTCTTGCTAATCTCGTGCCTCTGGTGAACGCAATTGACGCTGCTCTCGAGAATCAGAGTGGGTCAACACCAGCGGCACTCGTCCTAGCATGCCAGAGGCAGGAACCGTTTTCTCTCATGGAAACAGATAGGACGGGTGCTAGTTTCCGACAGGTTGGTGGCGTGTACCGTACAACTGTCCAAATGGTGTAAGGAGGCATATCCATGCCTGAACGAGCTAGCGTAACCCAAGGTGTCCAGATGGGTGTGGAAACGACTCCGGGCACCTCAGTTGCTGCAAACAAGAAATTC